CAAAGATATGAAGATTAACCTGGCCCAGGCCTTTGCGGAACGCCGTCAAACGGCAGACCTCATAGCGGACAACGTCACGGAGTGATGTCGTCCGTAATAAAGCGTTCCCGAATGGTTGGAGGAATCCAACCAATTATTCGGTTCGTGATATTCGGATTGATCAGTGGTACGGTACAACTACTGCTGAAACACGTCACTTTCGTCCGGCAGATAAGGACATGGATTATATAACTGTGACTTCCGGGACCTATGGTCGCGGTTCACCGTTCTTTAACTATGTCCCTCTGTCCTTTAGCGGTCAGAATGATGTTAATCGTTCTCTTATCGAGGCCCTTAATAAGGTCAAAGATATGAAGATTAACCTGGCCCAGGCCTTTGCGGAACGCCGTCAAACGGCAGACCTCATAGCGGACAACGTTGCTCGTGTCATGCGCGCCTATAGTCAAGTACGTCGCGGGAAGGTCGGTCAAGCGTTTGCAACCCTCGGTGTCCGACCGAGGAAGCTATCGAAAGATGCTTCCTCACGTTGGCTCGAGATGCAGTACGGTTGGCTTCCCCTTCTTAGTGACATACATGGAGGCTATGAAGAGGTTACCAGACCCCAACGGGATACTGGTTTCCGCTTCAAAGTCTCACGTTCTATCTCTAACAAACAAAATGGTAGAGGTGAAACGTCAAATGGGCGGCAGAGTTATCAATGGGAAGCCACGTACGGTGTTAAAACCGTATTATGGTTCGAAGTTGACAACCCTGCTCTCCTGGCAGCTAGCCAAACAGGTCTTACCGATCCTCTCACAATTCTCTGGGAGTTAACCCCCTGGTCTTTTGTGATCGATTGGCTTCTACCTGTTGGCAATATGCTAGATGCGCTTACCGCCCAAACAGGCGTTAGGTTCATTAGTGGGACTGTGACTAAGACAATTCGCGGACGGTCAACTGGAGCTCAGCTCCCGTTTATCGAAAACGGAGGGTCAAATGAAACAAAGGTCACCAGTGGTGCCACTGCTTCTAGTGATGTCTTTCTCATGGATCGCTCCGTGATAAAAGACCCACCAGCAGTGGGACCGCAGAACCTTTATATCAAAAATCCCTTTTCTACTACGCACGTGGCAAATGCCCTTGCGTTGTGGAAGAGTTCCCGAAAATAAACCCCGTTGTAAACGAGGCTCAAAATGCCGCAGAACCAATCTATCGTCATCAAAGATGGCGCTTCGACTCCCGTCAATCACACCTACATGCCTTCGAAGATTGATAGCAACAATGTTGCTACCTTTCAAGAACGCGTTTCTGGTGTTCCGGTGGGATATCCTACCTTGACATGGAGCCTGCGTGCACCTTCTCCGCAGTCGGCAACTTACAAGATGGTCGGAAAACTGACCCTCCCAAAAGTTGTCTCTGCGACAGACTCCTCCGGTGTCTCGGTCATGCGAGTCGACTACACGAATATTGGCACTATCGAGCTTGTTGTCTCCTCGCGGAGCACCAAGCAAGAACGTACCGATCTTCGGGCTCAGCTGCAAAGTTTGCTCGCTGCGCCTGCGATCGTGACAAGTGCTGATGATCTGGAATCGTTTTGGTAACGGAACGGTTCTAGCTCAATTTGCTTCCTTTTCTCAGACACCTTATCAGGAGTTTATCTCCCACTTTGGTGAATGAGTTCAGGGGTATTCATTCGTGTTTTGCTTGAGGTTTAGCCCATGCAAGTAGCTAGAGAACTAGTCTACAGTCGTAACTCTCACACTCACAAGAAGTCTACCGCTATGCTTCGCAGCATCGGTACACCCTATTCGATGGCCCTTGTTCGGGCTCTCCAGTCGGGTGATTACGACAAAATAGTTAATGCAGACCTTCGCCCATCAGATTATGATGATAGCGATAAGTTTGCTCTTGACTACTTGGCGTATTCTCTTTTGCGTAAGTACAGCCTATTCCCTTTGGGTTTAGATACTGCTAACTTGGCAATCGAAAAATTTCTTGAAAGTGAGGATCTTTGTCGTTTGACTAATATCACAAACGTTATGCCTTACCGACCGGCCACTTGTGGCCGCTCGCCTGAGTCATACATTTCGTATGCCAGGAATATAATAAGTCGTACGTTAGGTGATTTTAGTTGGGACGAAGTCTCCGATCGGTTCGCTTTTTCCGGTGGCGCTTCTACGCGCCTTAAACGGAAGTCTGGTGCACCGTTTTATAAATTTCAGGGTAAACCTGATACGACTCGTAACAATGCACTGCTAGCCATCTGTGCAATCCAGGATGTTCCTCTCTGGAGAGCTCATATGGCGTCTGAATACGGTGAAGACCCGCATCATTGGGTTAACATTGTTGAAGGTAGCAGGATTACCACCGTTGCTAAAACAGCTAAGATTGATCGCTGTATAGCAATCGAGCCCGATATGAACATGTATGTTCAGAAGGGTATCGGTTCCGTGATTCGATCTCGCCTCAAGTCCGTCTATATTGACTTGAACGACCAAACGCATAACCAGAAACTGGCTGCTATTGGAAGTGGTACCGGTAGTCTTGTGACTATCGATCTGGCAAGTGCGAGCGACAGCATTGCGCTGAAACTCGTGGAGCTGTTACTACCTTCAGATTGGTTTGAGGCTATGTGCCTCTGCCGCTCCGAAGTTGGTATCTTACCGAACGGCGTAAAGCACCGTTTCGAGAAGATCTCCTCTATGGGTAATGGATTTACTTTTGAACTTGAGAGCCTGATATTCTGGGCTCTCGCCAAAAGCGTTCTTTCCCTAAATGGAGTTAGCGACCGTCGCTTGGGCATCTATGGTGATGACATAGTCATTCACAATAGCGCTGCCGAGGACCTTATCAGTTTGCTTGACTATTGTGGTTTTAAAACCAATATAGAAAAGACATTTCTGACAGGCCCTTTCCGTGAAAGTTGTGGTAAACACTACTTCTATGGCAAGGACGTAACCCCGTTTTACATAAAAACGCCTCTAGATAGTCTCGCAAGATTATTCTGGTTTACGAACAGTGTGCGTCTTTGGGCGAGTAATCGCTCTAAGCCGTCGCAGTTCCAGTCAGTTTACTCTTACTTGATTGATTCCATTCCCCGAAAGAATAGGTACTACGTACCGATGTCTTTAGGTTCAGAAGCCGGAATTTGGGCGTCTTTTGACGAGTGTTCCCCCGTTTACCGTAAATGGAAACAGGCGTACTCGTTGAAGCGTTTGTCAGCTCGTCGTCGTAGCTTCGCACCTAACGGTGTTGCGGCTCTTCTCCATTATTTCAATGGTAGAGGTGAAGGCGAACTGCCTGGCGTACTCCGTCTCTGTGACGGAGAAAGGGGTCCAACTCGAGTACTACTCGAGAAGGGTGAGACATCGTACTTCCATTCTAGGTCGTATGTGTCGTGGTGGGACGTCGCTCCTTGCGGCGTTACTATTAATTGAAGGTTTGCTTAGGGGCTTGAGAACCCCCGAGGCTCTAATTAAT